AGGGGCGGCAATGGGCGCGCTGCTCACGCTGGAAAGGCCGACGCGGGATATGATCGCGGAGGCGGCCGCGGCGGGATTCTTTCGGTCGTCCGGGTGGGGACAGGACTATCCCCGGATCCAGATACGCACCATCGAGGAGTTGCTGCACAGCGCGACGATCCAGATGCCGGCGGCCTACGGCACGTTCAAGCAGGCACCCCGATTTGTTGCTGAACCGCCGACCAAAAATCTTGACCTTTTCCCCCCGGAATAAGTTCAAACATATCAAAGATTGTTGAGGAAAGGTTTTCTCCTCTTGCCCCGTCATCGCCTGATGACGGGGTTTTTCATTATCCGTCCAAAAATTTTTCTTCCCAAAACATAGACTTACCGTCTTTCATCCGTACTTTTCTCTTGACGCCACGTCACTCCTTGAGGGGGATGCGGGGGCGGCGGCGTGTGGGGCGCTGCCGCTCCCGTTGGGGAAAGGACGAGATCATGTCGCTGGAATTCTGGTTTCAGATAAGCATCCAGATCATCAGCCTGCTGGTCGTCGTTGTGGGGGGATATCTCAAACTCCGCATCACCATTGAGCGGGCGTTGTCCGAACGCCCGACCTGGCAGGACCAGGAAAAGAGTCTGGAGAAGCTGGAAAAACGTCTTCTGGGGCGGATAGACGATCTGGAGCAACGGTGGATGAGCGATGGCATATATATGCAGGAAGTAAAGGATCTCAAATCCAGAACGCAGCAACTTGAAATCCGCCTGCGCGATCTGGAGCGTATCATCGACCGCCGGGGCATCAGCGACGGCGCGTAGCCGGGAGGAATGATTTTGAGCCGGGGACCGGGATTTACAGCGCAGGAGAAGCGGCTGCCGCGCTATCTGTATGTCGAACAGCATCTCGAACTTAAAGAGGTCGTGACGGCGCTCCATACCATCGGCGAGGCGCTGGGACTCGAAAAGTGGAAAGAGATCGTTTACGATACGGTGCGGCGCTGGGCGGTGGATGGCAAGTGGGAGCAGGAGCGGCAACTGGCCGCCGGCATCGATCTATCAGGGCCGGTGCCGTCCTACTGGCATATCGACGACACCATTTTGCACCGCCGGCTGGCGCTTTCAAAGAAGCTCCAGGAAGAAGCCATGACCGGAAAGACGGCCAGGGCGCGCGCCCTGGCGACGAAGCTGTACCGGGACATCGAGCGCGATCTCGATCAACAGAATACACGGCGGGAGTTTTTTGCCAACCGGGAGCCTGTAGTCATCATGGAAACGATTGTCGCTGTCGCCCGGCAGCTTACCGGTACGCCGGTCAATCGGGATGAGATCATGGCGTGTTTTGACCGCGAATACAAAACCATCGCCGCCCGCAGGGGGCTGCGCCTTTTGCCGAAGGGAGCGGTCTCTTGACGACGATGGCCGAATATCTGGCGCAGCATGTGCCCCAGGCGCCGCGCAAAACCACGCAGATTTCGCATCTGGAGTGGGCATTGGAACATGTGCGGCTCAAAGGCGGCGCTCCGTTTTCGTTTGAAGGGCATGCGTATCTGCGACAGCTCTATGCACAGCCGCATCCAGATATCACGCTCATGAAAGCGGCGCAGACCTGTGGATCGACCTGGTGCAGTTCCGAAGCGCTATGGCTCTGCGATAGCCAGGGGAAGAAAGCCATCTTCTATCTGTCCACGGACGACGATGCGCAGGATTTCTCGAACGACCGGATCAATCCGATCATCGATGCCGATGCCTATCTAAAGAGCATCGTGCGGACGACGCGCCGGCGCCGGGATAACGTCGGACTGAAGCATATCGGCCGCGGCACGCTCTACGTGCGGGGCGTCGAGTCCATCCGCAACGTCAAATCCGTGGATGCCGACCTTGTGGTGCTCGATGAACTCGATGAGGCGAATCAGACGCATGTGCAGCTTGCGCTCGACCGGCTTTTGCACAGCGATCTGCGCTGGATACGCCGCATTTCTCAGCCGTCGATTCCCGATTACGGCATCGCCCGGGAATTTGGCGCTACGGATCAATGCTACTGGCATCTGAAATGCCCGGCCTGCGGCCACTGGCAATGCCTGGAACTGGAAACCGATGATCACCAAGGCGTGCCCATGCCGCGCAATTTCATGGCGATCCCGGAGGCGATGCGGTCACGATTCCCGGATGATCAGACGTATTACCGGGGCTGCCTGAAATGCGGCGCCTCCCTGGACATGGACACGGGCGCGTGGGTAGCGCGCTATCCGGACCGGCCTCGTCGCGGATATCACTTGAGTCAGTTTTACACGACGGTCGCGCCGCCGGGGCGTCCAGCGCCAGCGGACCGGATTATGACGGATCTTTTGAGCGCCCGCAAGCCCGCCGAGAAAATGCGGGTGGTCGTTTCGATTGCGGGTTTCCCCTACGGCGGCGACCGGCAGCCGATCACCGATGCCGTGATTGCGGAGGCTGAAGGCGATCACGGTTTTTTCTGGCGCTCGGAGAACGGCTGTTATCTTGGCGTGGACATGGGCAATCTGATTCATGCCATTGTAGGCGATGTAGTAAACGATGGCCGGCTACGGTTACTTTGGATGGCGACCCTCGATCATCCGGATGCGCTCGATGACCTCATGCAGCGCTATGGCATAGAAATGGCCGTTATTGATGCCATGCCGGATGTGCATACCAGCAAAGCCTTTGCGCTGCGGCATCCTGGCCGGGTCTATATCCAGTATTTCTCGTCCGGGGCCGCGCCGTGGGCCATCAAAGAAAGCGATTACGGGGAGGATATCATCCCCGTGATCCATGTGGATCGGACGCTTTCTCTCGATGAGACGGTGGACGCCGTCAAAACCGGAGAGATCATTTTGCCAGCCAGCGCGCGCCTGGATACGCCGGATATGTCTACGTATCTGCTTTTTCAGGCGCACTGCAAGATGCTGGTGAAAAATGTGGTGACGGATGCGAGGGGACGAGACCGGTGGGAATACAAGCATGGGGTGGAGAACCATTTCGGCATGGCGCTCAATTCGCTTCGGATCGCGCGCAAACTGGCGAAGACCAGGGGCTATGACCGCGAGGTCCTGCGCCACGTGGTCACCTCTGGTGTGAAATACACGACCGCGGAAGCCTGGGAGATGCAGGAATTCTGACGATGCTCGAAGCGCCGACACGAGAACGCAAGCGCCGGCTGGGGCCGGAAGAGGGCGAAGAGCTGACGATCAGCTCTGAGCACAACATGCTCGCCAAGTACGCCCTGGCGGACAGCTCGCCGGATGTGCAGATCCAGAAACGCGGGTACAAATATTTCGAGGAGATGGAGCTGCGAGACACCCGGTATCGCTCCTTCCTGTGGACTAGAAAAAGCCAGGCGCTGCATAAGGGCTGGGACATCGAGCCGGCGTCCGGCGATCCGCAGGATCAGGGCCGTGCCGACTGCGCCCGGGCCAGCCTTCTGATGGCGGAGGGCAGCTTCAAGCAGGACCTGCGCGATATGCTCGATGCCATCGCCAAAGGCTACAAGCTCCTTGAAAAGGTATACGGGATCATCCCCAGCGGGGACTTTGCGGGCAAGATCGGCATCGCCCGCTTCAAGGCGCTGCCGCAGTGGGACTATGGGCCGGTGAGCGACGATCATCGCCGTCTTTTGGGTGTGGCGGCGCGGTTTTCTTCCGGCAAGGAGCTGCTTCCGCTATCGAAATTCATCCTGCACGTGCACGATCCGTCGAACGAAGATCCCCTGGGCCGGGGCGTGGCCAGCCCCTGCTCCTGGTGGTACTGGTTTAAACATGAGGGAGCGAAATGGTGGGCGATCCGTGCGGAACGCTACGCCATGCCGGTGCCGGTGATCAAGGAACCGCGCAATCCGAGCGCGGCGGACCGCAAAGCCGTCAAGGATCTCATCAAGAAGATCCAGTCGGAAACCGGCATCGTGCTCCCCTATGAGTTTGCCCTGGACCTTCTGGAAGCCAAACAGGAGGGCATCCAGACGTATGATGGGCTGATCGCCCTGGCCAATGTGGAGATGGCGATGGCCGTGCTCGGTTCGACGCTGGCGGTGCAGGAAGCAAAGGGAGGAGAAGGCAGTTATGCCCAGGCCAAAGAGCATGGGAGGATCCCCTCGATGTACGCGGATGAGGATGCGGACAACCTGGAGGAGACCGTCCAGGAGCAGGTGATCAAGGACCTGGACGATCTCAATTTCGGGATGGGCGAGCCGTATCCCCTTTTCCGGATCATCCGCCAGGAGACGAAAATCACGCGCGACGACCTTTTGAATCTGCTCCAGGCGCAGCGGGCGGGCATGCAGGTGCCGCGGCTGTGGGCGCATGAGCGCTTCAAGATCCCGGTTCCGGCAGAAGGGGAAGACATCCTGGTCCCGCTGTCGGGAGAGATGGCGGAAGAGGGAGGCGAGGAAGGCGGCGAGGCGGCGGCATTTGCCGAAGAGGAATTGGTCGCCGCCAATCGGGAAGTGGATGCCCTCTTGCAGCGGGCGGAGCGGCTGGCGCTGGGCCGCTATGAACAGGCGTTCGAGGAACTCAAAACGCGGCTGGGTAAAAAAAAAGCATAGGGGACGGCGATGAAATCCTGACGGCGTTTGTGGGCTGGGTCGATGACGACCTGGTCACGCTCCTGCGGCAGCTTCTTTTGATGGCGGATCTGCTGGGGCGGGCCTCGATGCAGGCGCGGATCGAAACGTTCGACGAGGAGATCGTGGCGGCGCCGGAGGCGCTGGCATACTTCCGCAAGAAGCTGGCGATGACGGCAGAGGAGTTCGACGCTCTGGATTATGCCTACCGGGATGTAGCCTTTACGGTCGCCCGGGTGGACAGCCTGCGGATCATTAGCCAGGTCAAGCGGGCGCTTCAGGACGCGATCGCGCAAGGAACCACGATGGCGGCATTCGTGCAGACGGTAGATCAGATCATGGATGAGGCGGGCATGTCGCGCCTGAATCCGCGCCATGTGCAGACGGTATTCCGAACGAACACGGCCAGCGCGTTTATGGCCGGGCGCATGGCGATTTTCGATCAGCTCGACGAGGAGGAGTTCCCGCTGTGGGAGTATCAGGCGATCCTCGATGACCGGGTGCGCCCCACGCATGCAATCCTCGACGGCGTGCGGATGACCAAGGGCGAGTTCATGGCCGCGCGCCTGGTGCCGCCGCTGGGGTTCAACTGCCGGTGCTCGCTTTCGCCGGTGCATCGCAGTGAGGGGCTGTCTGTTAAGCGTCCGCCGGCGCATATCGTGGTAAATGACAAGGTGGTGACGGTAGGGCCGGATCCGGGGTTCGGGCTGCCCGTGAATCCGGCGCGGCTGCGCACCCTGGCTGCCGAAGCATTCCCCGAGCTGGCGGAGGAGACGCGCCCCCGGACGATGACGGGCTTGAGGGATACGGTGCAGACGTATCAGATGATGCAATATGCACGGGGATATCAGATTTCTCCAGTCCCCGAAATCGTTGAGGTCACAGGTGGGAAGGCTGTAGGATTTTTAGATCCGGAAACGTATAGAATCCGGATACGATCCGATCAGTGGGATCAACTGAAAGAGATTTTGACCGCCGGGGAGATAACGCCCGGCAATGCCGATGCCTGGCATACCCTGGTTCACGAGATAGGGCACAGTGTCGGCCCAGCCCTGGACATGACGCGTTATGAGGATCCTCGTCAATGGCCATATCTGACGATAGCAGAAACGATCAATGAATTATGGGCGCGGATCACTTATCGGGAAATGGCCTATCGGTTCGGTATAGAGCCATTAGATGCAGGCATAACGCTGAGAGGATTCGGGCGCAACGATTATACCGACTGGGTGGAGAGATTGATCGAGCTATTTGAAACGGCGGGACTATCTCGCGCTCAGCTCGCAGAGTATATCACGAAGCAAAAACTCGAGTATCCGGCCGAAGAATATAGCCGGAATTTCTATCAGCTACTGGCGGAGCATTTTGGAGTAGATCTACAAGAGTTCATCGGGCTACCACCGATAGAACACTCTTTGCGAAGGCCACATTGGTTTGAGGATTGGAAAGACGAACTCGATCGATTGAGGAGAAGATCAAATTTACCTGGGACCCAATTGCCTTAACGAACATCTCGATATTCCCAGGCGTCAATTCCATTATGCGCTGCGCGTCGCTCTTCAGGATCGGAAATCAGATCCGCCGCTTCTCTGGCCAATGCCAGATCTCGCCCCATCAGACAGAGCGCATAGTCAAAGAGGGCAACATCGTCAAGGCTGAGGTCGCCGTTATTTATGGCTTTCAAAGACACTGCTTCCCAGCGAACGTCAATCAGTTCTTCCGGAGTCAGCTCGAACGTAATAAACCGGTCATGATACTGCGAGGTGAAAAACGGCAGCTCTTCCAGGGGCACATCGGGCGGATCCCAGGTCATGAAGCACCTCCAGGATGCAGAGTAGACGATAGGGACAACATATACCCGTCATAGTCGCAGTGCAAGGAGAAAACTCGTATGCCATCTTTTGCTGAAGTCAAGGGGGTCAAGATCTTCACGGCCGGCGCGCCGCAGTCGGGCGGCGTGACCGAGCAGGATCTGGACCAGATCATCGCCAATTTCCCCAAGCTCAAAGCGCTGCCGGCGGCCAAACATGAGCCGCCTGTGGTCATCTCGCATGATGAAGACCAGGCGCTCTTGAAGGCGGATCATCTGCCGGCGGCCGGCTGGCCGAGCAGGGTCTGGCGCCAGGGCAAGGATCTTTTCGCCGACATCGTGGATATGCCGCGCGTCGTGGCGGACCTGGTGAACAAGAAGGCGTTCAAGAAGTGCTCGGTGGAGATCTACGACGATTACCACGACGGCGAAGGCAAGGCGCATGGTAAGGCGCTGCGGCGCATCTCGCTTCTGGGCGGCGGGCTGCCGCGCATCCGTGGCCTTTCCGATTGGGCCGCGATCTACGGCGAGGCGGCCGCGAGTCAGCGCCTGGTGCGATTTGCTGAAGCCGATCAGCCCTACCAGGTCTACGAGTTCCAGGAGTCGCTTACCACCGTCGTCGAGCGGGAAGACCAGGTCGCCCGGCTGAGCCGCATCTGGTGGGAGGCGGACGATCAGCGCTGGGAGATCATGCACTCCGATGCGCTCACGCCCGAGGAGAAGAAAGCCAAACTGGAAGCCCTTTTCGGCGAGATGCTTTCGCTCATCCAGGAGACCACGGAAAACATCGTGGCCTCGTTTTATGAACAAGGAGGGGGAACGATGAATAAGGACAAACCGGCGACCGGGGATCCGCCCGTCGTCAAGACGTACACCGAAGAAGAGGTGCGCAGGATGCAGGAGCAGGCAGAAGCGGACCGCAAGGCCATGGCGGACCGACTCTCCCGCATCGAATCGGAGCGCCGGCACGAGCGCGTGGCGGCGTTCTGCGAGCGCCTCAAGCGCAAGGGGTTGGTCCCGGTCATCGCCGACGACGCGGGCTTGCGCGCCTTCATGGAGCAGCTCTCGGATGAGACCGTGCAGAGCTTTGCCGAGGGCAAGACCGCGCCGCGCGCCTGGTTCGAGACGTTCATCGAGGACCTGGTCGACAAGGCACGCTCCGGCAAACTGGTCGTCGATTACGCCGAGCGCACCGGCGCGATCACCCCGTCCGGCGCGGAGCCGGGTCAGGATGGCGAAGAGATCCTGCACCAGCGTGCCCGGAAATACCAGGAAGAAAACAAGTGCACCTACGCCGAGGCGGTCATCCGGGTGAGCGAAGCGGCAGGATAAGATAAGGCGAAAGGGGAAAGGCGGAAGGCGAAAGGGAAAAAGGCGAGATTGAGGAGAAAAAGATCATGCTGACTGGACCTGCACTCATTATGGATCAGACCTTCGAAGCCGGGGAGGATTTGAGCGCCTTTCAGTATGGCCCGCTGGTCTTCAACACGGCCGGGAAGGTGATCAAACCCACGGTGGACCTGGCGCTGGGGGAGCGTAAAGCCGGCTTTCTGATGAACAAGCCGAAAAACGCGGAAACCGCCCTGGTGCGGATGCTGGGCATCGTGCCCGTGACCATCGAGATGCTCACGTTCCGGAGCATCAAGAAAAACGATCCGGGCGTCCTGTACAAGAGTGGCGCC